TCAGGCCGTCACCTCTAACCGGCGAAACGGGCCCGGCCCAAACCTGTCCGAGACCTGCGCGACGTCAATCTGGAACGGCGGCGAAACGCCATCGCCACTTTGCAGAGCGGCCGAATAAACCCAGGCCGCGCTGGTCAGGGTAAGTTCACGTTTGATCACGCCCGCCTCAAGAACCCGCAGAATGTAACTTTCGCCAGCCTCGCCCAGGGGCACTTCGCTGGATTGCCAGCTGTCGCCATCAATCCGGGTACGGCGCACCCATGACAGGGCCAGATCCCCGGCGCCATCCCGCTGCGCCGCCAGATGCACAGGCGAAAGGGGCCGCAAACCAATACCGCTGAACGAGGCGACCTGATGTTCATACACAGGGTCATCATATGGCCTTTGCGACGGCCCGATACGGTAATGGCGCAACAACCCGCGCGCAGCCGTGCCAAGGTCTATCTGCCCGACGGCCCCGTTCAACAAAACGAAATAGCTGCCCTGTGGCCATGTTTCCGGGGCGGTGGCATCTGTGCCCGCCTGCCCGCGCAACCGATGGGTCAGCTGATAAACTCCGGGTGCAATCAGATCTGCACCGGCAAACTGAAACACCTCCCAGTTGTCAGGGCTGCCATCACCAATAGCGGCCAGATTGGCGCCATTCAGCATATCGGCCTGCGAAACCGATGCCAGCGCGCCACTTCCCAGCGCGACCTGCAAGGCCGGGCCCTGATCTATCAACCCGGGGCGGGCGCGCAAAAGCGGTGTCTGGGTAACCCCCACGACCGCAGATGCGCCAATCAGGCGGTTCAGCGTATAGCCCTGATCTGAAGGGGCGGAATAAACGGCGACCGACCCCGGCCAGGGGGTGGCGGTGACAGCCAGATGGGGGGCATGTTCCACCTCTTGCCCAGACAAAAGGGGCAGGTCCATGAACAATGGCAGCACTGGCACAGCCGGCGCAAATGGCCGGGGGCGCACGGCGGCCTCGGCGCTGTCTGACGGGGTGTAAACGCCCGGCTCTACACGCACCGCTTCGATCATCAGGGTGCCGCCCTGATCCACCCGGTCCAGCCGGTAGGCGCTGGTGCTGGTACTGGCCCTGGTACCGGCGTCATTGCCGGCGCCGTCTTCGTCTGAAATCTCGACCACGTCACCGGCCATATTGGCAATCCCCGAAGGTGGCACAGCAAACCGCGCCACATCCCGCGCAATGCGGCTTTCTGCCAGCCAGCGTTCCACGATCGCGCGCGCTTCGGCCTGGGTCAGCACCAGCGCCAGTTCTGACAGGGAAACAGCGCGGCTGACCTCATCCGGGAAATGCGCCTCGCTGGCGCGGGTTTCATAATCCGCCTCGGCCTCAACATAATTCAGGCGCAGGCGTCCGGCGATTTGTGCAGCCGGCGCGCGCGACCGTTCAAATGTGCGCCCGTCCGCCCCCGTCAGGGCCATTTGCGCAGGGTCCAGCACCCTTTTCGCGCGCCCATCGCGTGAGGTGAACACAAGCGTGCCTTCGCGTTGCGCGGCCTCAACCCCATACGCCAGCATCAGGGGTTGCAGCGCGGCGCGCGCGCCCGCAACATCGCCAACCGTATACCCGCGCACCACCCCATACAGGCGGCTGACATCATAATCATACAGGCCTGAGCGTTCACAGATTTCGCCCACAACGGACGCCAGCGACCGGGATGCGCTGCGCCCGTTCAGCCAATGACCACGGGCATAGCTGCCCCCATCACTCCACAATGTCCGGTTGCCCGGAAAAAACGGATATGGCCGGGCATCCCAGGCCCAGACATGCGCGCGCGCCATGTCGATCATCTGCACCCCGGTCTGCGGGTCAGTGATATTGTTGGCCGGGTCGCCCCAAAATTCCGTCACGGCACGCAGATACTGCATCTGAATCAGATCATCGCGCCGCCCATCCGAATACTTCGGCACGCCGGATTCCGAACTTTTCGGGTCAACAAATCTGTTGGGTTGATTGGTGCCCTTGTTAACCGCAGCGCAGCCAAATTCTGTAAACCAAACAGGCTTGGCCCCCGGCACCCAGGGTGTCGGCATCGCACTGCGCACGCCCGCCACACGGTTATGGTGGGTGTTAGACCACCAACCGCGGATATCCTTGTATCGCCAGACCCACGGCTCACCATACGCCTCGTCAGTGATGGGGGTGCGCAACTGGGCCTTGTCGGCCTCGGGGGCGTGGTAATACCAGTCATACCCTTCCCCCCCCATGACATTGGATTTCAGATACTCAAGGTTATAGATCGCGCCCCAGTTTGCATCGGCATGGTCGTCGCCCTCGCGCCAGTCTGACAGCGGCATGTAATTGTCGATGCCGATGAAATCGATGTTCGCATCTGCCCATAGCGGATCAAGATGAAACCAGACATCCCCTGACCCATCCTGCGGGTGATAGCCGAAATATTCGCTCCAGTCCGCAGCATAGCTGATCTTGGTATCCGGGCCCAGAACCGCACGCACATCAGCGGCCAGCGCAATAAGTGCGTCGACGGCCGGGAAGTTGCCGCCAGCCCCCCGGATCTGGGTCAGCCCGCGCATTTCTGACCCGATAACAAAGGCATCCACCCCACCCGCGCTGGCACATAAATGCGCATAGTGCAGAATGAACCGCCTGTAGGACCATTCGGCCGGGCCAGTATAATCCACCCCCAGGTTGGTCACGGTAAAGTCAGCCACATTTGCCTGCCCGAAAAAGGCTGCCACCTCGCCATCCGCACCCGCCGTTTGATCGGGCGATCCCGCCAGCCCCGGCGCGGCAGAGGTTGTGATCCGCCCACGCCATGGCAATGCGGGCTGGCCCGACGCACCAGTGTAGGGGTCTGTAAGGCTGTTGCCCTCCAACTGCTCCATCAAAATAAACGGGTAGAAGGTCACAGCCTTGCCGGCACCGACACAGGCAATCAGGGCTTCTTTTACAGATTGATCCGTCGGGGTGCCCCCGTACACGGGCCTTGCATCCTGAACCGGCACCGCGCTGGCCGTCGCCCGGCTTTCACCCGATACCGTCCAGGGCATTTCACGCCCCTCGGTCACCGTCTGTTCGACCTTGGGGCGCAACGTGCATTGCCCGCAGCGCAAATCATCGCCAAACCAGCTGACAACCAGCGATGTGGCACCGCAATTGGGAAGCTCCCCTGACAGCGCCTCCAGCGAGGCGGTGAAATCGGTAACACCGGCCGGGGTGTTTGTGTTGGCGGGTGTCAAAACGCCCGCACCGCCCTGATAATGGACAGCCGTTGTGGCCAGGGCATATTCGCCCGTGCCCGGTATCATCGCCACAGCACGCGTTGCACGCGCAATTTCTGCGCGCGCCTGAGGCTGTTCAGGGCGCATGACTTCAAAGGTGAACTGTGGCACGCGGTTGCCAAACCGGGTGACGTTCAGATCCTCGATCACAACGTACGCCACACCGCGATACGCAGGCGCCCTGCCCGCGCCGTTTACCGCCTCGATCTTCGGATCAGGCATCTGATCCTGCGCCCCGGTATACAGGCGCAGGTTCAGATCGCCCGCGCCAATCTCCTGCCCGTCAGCCCAAATGCGCCCCACCCGAGTGATTTCACCTTCGCAAAGGGCAATCGCCAGACTGACAGAATAAGAATAGCTGGTCGTGCCCGCGCCTGAAAAACTGCCCTTGCCACTGCCCGTGTTTTGCGCGTTTTCCTGAAACCTTGTCGCCCAGATCACCTGCCCGGCCACTCGATTGCGCCCATAAAGCTGGGCAATCGGGGCGCCTTCGCTGGCACCTGTCAGGCGAAACCTGTCCACCCGGCCGGTTTCCACCGGGTCAGATCCCGCACCCAAAATGCTTTGATCCACCAAACGCCCCGCCGTCGCCCCAAACGCACGCCCGATCAACACAGATGACAGCCCCAAAACACCACCCCCAATCGATGCCCCGGCTGCCGCCCCGATCGCGGAAAAAATAATCGTCGCCATCACACTGCCCTTTCTGGAATGCTGAAACACGCCACAATCCGGCGCTGCCAGGGGGGGGAAAGCGGGCTTTCCACAACCCCGTGGCCTGAATAGGCGTGGATAAAGGCCGCGCCCGGCCCGGTGCGCGCGACAATGCCCAGATGCTTGGCAACAGCCCCCTGTCGCATGCGAAACAGGATGACATCGCCCGCCCTCATCGCGTCCAGCGGCCTGGGCTGCAGGTTTCTTTTTGCAGCGCGCCACAAGGCTTCGTCGCGCGCAGGTTCGCACCAGTCGCGGGTGTAAGGCGGGACAAGTTCGGGTTCGCTGCCAACACCTTCGCGCCAAACACCGCGCAGCAAGCCCAGACAATCACACCCCGCCCCCTTGGCCGAGGCCTGGTGAACATAGGGCGTGCCAATCCAGCCGCGCGCGATGCGTACAACCTCGCTTTGGCGCGCGCTTACCATTGGGCCGTCTCACCGGGGCCAAGCGCCGGGGGAACCACCGGGGCACCGTTGTTGGCGCCGGTCGGGCTGGGAAAGCTCATCAACCAGTCTTCGCCGGGAATGTCCGGGAAACCGCGAAAATTCACAAAGTTGTTGAACTTCAGCCGGCAGGTCGGCGCGCGCTTGTCACAGCCCGCTTTGATGCGCAGCTGGTCGCCCGGCGCTATGTTTGCGCGCAACGCTTCCCACAGCTCTATCACCCGCCCGTCTGCGTTTAGACGGTCGTTCTTCACGATACCGACCAATCCGGCCGCCGCGCCACTCAGAACTTCAAGCCGCCCACGCTCAAACCACCTGTCATCAAATCCCTGGAACGCACTGAAGGTGAAGGTTTTTTCATCCTCCACAGCTTCCACTACGCGCATCTCAACATAACCCGGAAGGGCGAAATCAAACCCGCATTCTGTGTCACCTAACACGGCCGGACACGGTGCCTGATAGACCCGCCCCTGCGGTTGGTTCAGCGCGTTGGTCAGGCCATGAAGCTCGGCCTGAAACGCCCCGGCGCCGCGCGTGACTTCGCCCAGGTCACCACGAAACTGCAAATGGCGCTGGTCGGGGTCGGCCCAGTTTACCAACCAGGCGCTCACACTGGCCCCGTCATACCGCCCTGCGCGGATATCAGCCTCGCGCAGCGCCGCATCACTGAGCGCGCCAAGCGCTTCGGTATTGTCGATGGAAAGGCCGGTGGTCTGTTCTAACGCCAACGCCGTCAGCCCGGTATCGGCACGAAATGTCACCCCGTCAAAACCTATGTCACGGTCATGATCCGTAAACCCCATTGTCACACCATCGCGGCGCGTCAGCGCCCAACAGCGCGCAACCGTTGTCAGGCCTGTCGCCAGATGGGCCTCAAATTCTGCACTCAACCCCATCAGACACGCACCTCTACAACCGGCACATTCGGCACATCACCCGCCTGAAACGACGCAACCGAGGTTTGAATTCGATCCGTGTCAAAACGCACAGGCACATCAAACGCATAGCCGGCGGTGATCACCGCACCAATGTCTGGCGCAGAGGTAAAGGTCACCGTCCCGGCCACCGTATCCACATCAAAATGAATGGATTCACTCAACGCATCCCCCTGAATGCCTATCAAAACGGACCCCACCAAAGGCTTGTGGATCGGGCGCACATATTCATCTGCGCCGGATCGGTAGGTTTTGGTCAGCTGAAACTTTGTCGCCACCCCGTCGCCCAGCCCGATCACCTGATCGCCATAGGCAGGGTCGCCCGATGGCCGGCAGGATTTGAAATCCGACCAGTCCTTCCAGCGAAATCCATAAAGCTGGCCCCGGCGCGCTTCGAAAAAGGCGATCAGGGTTTCAACATCATCCAGGGATCGCATGCCAACACCGGCATCATAGCGCCGGCGCGAATGCGCCCATGGGGTGTTGCGTTCTTCAAACCCGTTGGCCAGCGTCACGACTTCGGTGCGCCGCTCTGGCCCGCCGACCGATCCAAAGCTTAGGTTTGGCGGAAACTGTTCTTCGTGGAAATCCATGGTCCTGCCCCTCTCAACGGTGGCGCTGCGCACGTGTCAGTGCGCGCGCCATCTGTGCTGCAACCTGATTTTGCGACCGGCGAAACCCTTCGGCATCCGGGGTCGTGATGTTCATGACAATATTGACGCCCCGCGCCGCGCCGTCGCCCGCGCGCACCCCCAACTTGCCGTCCGCGCCGCGCGCCAGTGGCATGATCGCCTCGGGTCCGGCCTCGCCCATCAGGCCCAGACCACCGCGCATCGGAAAACTGACAGGCCCCGAAACAATGCCGCCCGCCGCAAAGGGCGTCACCCGCCCCTGCGCAAAGGCTCCCCCGGCTTGGAACGGTAAAATACCGTTCATCAGGCCGCCGACCCCGGCAGAAATCAGACCGCCGAAATGGTTGCTCACCGGGGTGATCGCGGCGTTATAGGCGGCATCTGCCATGGATTGCGCCACCGTACGCAACGTATCGGAAAGCTTTGCGCCATCAAAAACCAGCCCGTCAAAGGCGTTGCGCAACCCCCGGCTGATCCCCCGTGACAAAACGTTCACATCCTGCCCCAGATCCGCAATCGTTGACTGCATCCCGCGCAATTCCCTCTCAAACACCGCCGTCATTGCACCTGCACCGCCCAACGTGGTTTCCAGCGCGTCGATCTGGTCATCAAAGTCGCCCATATCTACAAATTCAGCCATTTACCTCTCCTTGCTGCTGGTCCCGGCGCGCTTCTCGCCTGTTGTCAGGAAACGCCTGCGCCAACTCCTCCAGGCGCGCCCGGCCCAAGGGCGGGCTGCCACTTTCGCGCCCCAGCATGATGCGCAACTCTGCCGGCGTCAGCGCCCAGAATTCGCCAGGCTGCAACCCCAGCCCACGCAAGCCCAGACGCATCAGGCCGGGCCAGTCAAATCCGTTGTCCTTCACACCGCCCCCTCGCCGGGTTCGGCAAAGGCGCGCGCTAACAGCTGCCCGGCCACCTGCGCAGCCCCGACGGGCCCGCCCGAAATTTCGGCCTGCAACAGATCACCAGCATTCCCGGCCCAACCGCCCCCGCGCAGGCCCGCCACGATCAGGGCCAACACATCGCGCGTTGAAAAACCACCCGCCTCAAACCGTTCAACCAACGCCACCAGGGTGTCTGGTGTCAGACCCGCCTCTAGTTCCGCCAAGGCCCCCAGCGTCAGCTTCAGCACGTGGCGCTCCCCGTCGATGGTCAACGCCACTTCGCCTGCCCATGGGTTCGCCATTGTCAAAGAACCGTGAACGTCAGCGCGCCGGCCGAAGCCATCGACAACTCATAGGTTGCTTCGCCATTGTGGCTGCCGGAATATTCGACAGCGGTGATCATGAACGGCCCCTGAACAATCCCGAAATTCGGGATGATCACCTGAAAGTCAGGAACTTCGCTGTCAAAGAAAATCTGGCGCGCGCGTTCGTCCGTGTTGGCATCCTTGAAAATGCCGGATCCGCTGATCGCGGCGGATTTCACACCCGCCCCGCCCAGCAATTCACGCCAGCCCCCCTGGCTTTCCAGGCTTGTCACATCAACACTTTCAGCGTTGAAACTGATGCGCGTCGCCCGCAGCCCTGCTATGGTCTCGAATGTCCCGGTATTGGTCATATCAAGCTTGATCAATAGGTCTTTGCCGTTTTGGGCAGCCATGGCCATCACTCCATTAAAAAATCAGTTGTCTTGAACCCGTGCGCGAAACTTCAGATCAATGCGCCGGATGTCCGCGTCCTGCACCCGGCGCGCCCGCGCCCGGTGGAAATTTAGGTAAACCAGCGCCCCGCGCGCCAAAATCAACGTGGCATCCAACAGCGCGTCATTGACCGCCGCCGCCACCTGTTTGGCCTGCACAAACCCGGCCGCATCCGTCACCACACTGATGGTGAATTCATGCAGCGCGCCGTAACCGGATTTGTCCGACCGTTCGGACACATCTTCAGGCCCAAGGCTTACATATGTGCCCGAAACAATCCCCGGCGGCGCCGCATCATAAACAGCCCCCCCCACCAATGCCGCCAGCGCCGTGTCGGCCTGAAGACGCTGGTAAACCGCCTGTTGCAACGCGGCTGAAACGCCATAACTCATGCCGAAACCTCCTCTTGCGCGAAACAGACCAGAAATTGCGCACCGACGCCGCTTTCGCTGACCGCCAGAATGCGAAAGATCCGGCTGCCCTGACGAAAGCGCTGGTCAGGCCTGGGGCGCGAAGGCGCGCCTTGCGCCGCCGCCCGCACGGTGATGCGAAAGCGCATTGTTGAAACGGTTAAAGCCTCAGCCGCCTTTTCACGCCCCGCGCTGGCCCGAACCTCGGCCCAAAGCGTGCCAAGCGCATTCCATGCCTCGCTAAACCCGCCGGCACCATCAGGCACGCGGCTTGGCTCTTCCAACACCAGCTTTTGGTTCAGAAAGGGGCGCCTCATAACGCAGCCCCCCCGCCAAACAACCGCACCGTGCGGTACCGCTGGATCAACGAGGCAACCCCGCCAGGCATGCTTGCCCCACCGGGGGATGCATCGCTGCGGTTCTCGTAATAACTGGCCGCCAGCAAAAACACCGCCTGCGCCAGATCTGGCGGAATATCCGCCCAGGCCGCCCCAAACCCCGCATCAAAGGCAATCACAGCCGCCCCTGCCACGGGTATCGCCGGCAGGCAGACAGACACAGATACAAGGCGTGGGCGGTGCATATCCTGTTCCAGCAGGTAGCGCGCCGGGTCGATCACATCATCCACCCCCAGGCGGTCGGTGATCGTCAGCCCCGTGATCGCGCTGACTGGCGCAACAGGCAGCGCCTGACTGGCAAGATCGCGCCACGCGGTAAGCGACCATGTAAAAGACCGGGTGATCAGTATTTTTCCGGTGCGGGCCTCGATCGCCGCCATCGCGGCGCGCAGGTAACTTTCCAGCACCACATCCTGCAGCCCATCGTCCGAAAACCCGGTGCCCAACCGCAGGTGGTTCTTGAAATCTGCAACCGGCAACACCGCGCCCGGTACTGTGGTCAGTTCAACTAACATCATGGAACATCTCCGAAATTCCGGGCCCCTCGCGTATTTCCAGAAATGGACGCGCGCCTCCGCATTGCTCGGACGGGAGGGGGAGCAGCTAGACAACGCGGGGGAAATCCGGCGCGCGCCCACTATCCGCGCCCACGCCCACTCAGGCGTCGGCGCGAACCTTTCTGATCACCGATTATGTGATCGAAAATTTCAGCAGCTTGATCGCGGCAAAGTCGCTCACGTCGCCGCCCACACGCTTTGTGGCGTAAAACAAGACATGTGGCTTGGCCGAAAACGGATCACGCAGAATGCGCGTATCAGGGCGTTCCGCCACCGTGTAACCTGCGCCAAAATCACCAAAGGCAATCGCGGTCGAATCCACCGCGATATCGGGCATATCCTCGGCAATCAGCACAGGGTAGCCCATCAAACGCGCAGGCTCGGCAGCCGCCAGACCGTCAGACCACAGGAAACGGCCATCGGCATCCTTCATTTTGCGCACGGCCCCGGCGGTTTTTGAATTCATCACGAAACTTGCATTGGCACGGTACTCCGCATCCAGCGCGTAGATCAGATCCACAACCGCATCCACCGGGCTGGACACAGCAAAATCACCGGCCGCACCTGTGGGGATATATCCCAGATTGCCCCAGGCCCAGACAGCATTGTCAACAGAGGTGTGGGTCAAAAACCCGGTTGGTTTATCCACCCCGTCACCGGCGATGAACGCAGCGGCCTCGGCGCGCGAAAACTTTTCCGCAATACGGGCGGCCAACCAGGATTCGATCTCAAATGCACTGTCATCCAACAGCCGCTGCGATGCTTTGGGCAATGCCGAAAGCTCATGCAGCGGGATGGTGATCCGCTCGATCGTCGGGGTGCCGGTTTCCGTGGAAGGGCCCGCCTCGGTGGCCCAGCCGCTGCCCACATCAGAATGGTCAATCAGCACATCATATGACGTGGCCTCAACATGAACCACATTGGCAATTGCCCGGATTGATGCGGTGGATTGCAGAACACTTTGAATGGAATTCGCAGTCTCTGCATCCACAAGGTATCCGCCGTCGCCCGCCACAGCAGTCGACATTGCCTTGCCTTCCAGTTCCAGCCCGCGCAACGCGTCATCGTCACCCGAGCGCAGGTAGGCGGAAAAGGCCTTTTGATGAGGGGCTTCAAGGTCCGCAGCCGCGGCCAGCGCCGGGCGGGATGAGGTTTGGTGGGTACGGTCCAGCATGGTCAATCTGTCTTCCTGTTGTTGAAGTTTAATCTTAATATCGCCATAGATATCTTTGTAATCGCTCATGAATTCAGCCAAAGCGGTTTTCACTTCCATGGCAGAGGCCGAAGCAGCCGGCTTACCTGTCCCGCCCAGAGCGTTCGTTTTCATCTTGCTCATAAATCTATCCTGTCTAGAGGGTTCAGATCGCTGGTCAGACACCCCCGGCCAGCATGCGGCGCGCGTCCTGAATAGACGCGGCCAATTCCTGCAGAAGGGCCGCATCCGGGCTGTCGCCCTTGGCCCCGATCCGCGCACTTGGCAGCATTGGAAATGTGACAAGCGACACCTCCCAAAGCTCCAGCTCGTTCAAAAGCCTTTGGCCCTTGTCGTTCCTGGTGGCGCGCACGGTGCGGTAACCGATCGACAGACCGTCAATCGCCCCTGCCGTGATCAGCGCGCCGGCCTCGCGGCCCTTTTCAACATCGCTTAAAATGCGGCCCCTCACGAACAGGCCACGGGCATCTTCGCGCACCTCATCCCATACGCCGATGGGTTGGGCCGGGTCATGCTGCCATAGCATTTTCACCCGCCGTCCCCTGGCCGCCAGCGCCTTCAGGCTGGCCGCATAGGCCCCCCTTGCCACCACATCACCGCCCTGATCGGGTTCACCGAACCGGCTTGCGTAGCCTTCGATCTGGATGCCCTCATCCACCGAAACCGTGGCCCCCAGCCGGGCGAACTTATGCTCCAGCCCCATATCTGGTTGAAAATCACCCATCTGCGTGCTCCTCTTCTGCCAGTTTGGGCAGGCCCAACAGGGCGCGTTTTTCGATGTCAGTCAGAAACGAGGCTTCGCTGACGCGGCGCCATTGCTGATCCCGCTCGGCCGCCAGCGCAGGCACCTGATCAAGGTCGGGCATCAGGCTAACGGCCTCACCCGTGAAGGTGCTAAGCCAATGGCCAACCGTCGCCGCGACGCGCGCGACCATGGGCACCACCGTCAGGCGGTAAAATGCGCGGTTGGCCTCCTGGTAATTTGCATATGTCGCGTCACCCGGAATACCGATCAACATTGGCGGCACCCCGAACGCCTGCGCAATCTCGCGCGCGGCGGCCTCTTTCGTCTTTTGAAATTCCATGTCCGAGGGGCTGAACCCCATCGGTTTCCAATCCAGCCCACCTTCCAGCAGCATCGGGCGGCCGGCATTGCGCGCGCCCACATGGTGGCTTTCCATTTCGTTCAGCAGCCTGTCGTACTGGTCCGCTGACAACTGCGATTGCCCGTCCGCCCCGTTGTACACAATCGCCCCGGATGGGCGCGCGGCATTGTCCAGCAACGCTTTAGACCAGCGCGACGCCGCATTGTGCACATCCACCGCCGTGGCCGCCGCCTGCATTGGCGACAGGCCATAATGGTCATCCTGCGGATGAAAGCTTTTTATATGGCAAATCGGCGATGCGCCTTCGCTGACAGCAAAACGATGTTTGCGCGCGCCAACAGTGTAGTCATAGGCCACCGGCCAGCCATCACTGCCGGGCACCAGGCTCATCCGGTCCGCGCGCAAAACATGCAACTCCTGCGGCACATCGGCATCGCCGCCCACGGCCTCAAGGTATCCGTTGCCTGTCAACAAAAGCTGCCCGTACAACGCTTCGAACAATTCGGCACGTGCCTGCGCCCCATTCGGTCGCGCGATCAGGCTCAGGATCGGGTGCTGTTCATAGCGCCGCGCGCTGTCTTGCAGGATCAAAGGCAAGGCCGCGGCGGTTTCGGCAATCAGTTTGACAGACCGAAACCCAACCGGATTTGCACTAAACCCGGTTCGCGTCAGGCTGACAGCGTCCCGTGGGCTCCAGGCCACGCGGCCAGACCCATGATAGGCAATGACCGGCCCAGTGGCCGAAGCCTTGGCCTCGGGCACATCCCGATGCGCGCGCCGTAGAAAGTCAAACACCATTTCGTCATGCTCCTCGCTGCTTGCCAGCCGGCCCGCCTGTGGGGCGCCTTCAGGCACATCTTTCCCGCGTTGCCACGCACAGGGTGGCAAACAGGGTCTTGTCTCGCTTGAAATTCCTGCCAGGGCAGGCAGGAAGCGCCATGCCCCGGCAATCAGTGTCTGGCCCTCCCCGTTATGGCCGGGGCGCCTCTTTCCGATGTTTTGCACTTTCCCACGCCGGGTTAAAAAAGCCTTTAACCCAGCGTGCGCACCCGTGGGCGGCGCCAGTGAGCCGCAGGTTCGATCATCAGCTCATGCAAAGCCCAGACCAGCGCGTCCACACGGTCCGGGCTGCCTTTGCCCTCATACCCGTGGGCCGTCATGCGGCACATCTGATCCTCCAGCGCGCCCAGTCCCCGCAGATGCGCAACGCGCCCCTGCTCATAAAGGGCCGCCACAGGCTCTGCCCGCGCAACCTTGCCCTTGGCCGCGCGCACCGCGCGAAAGGGCACCAGCGGGTCAATCTGGCGAATGACACTTTCCACCAGATCCCCCCCCTGGTTCACCTCGGCCACCAGGCGGTCGGCCCCGTGGCGCGCCATGGCGTCCAGCGCGGCCTGCGCCCATTCACTTGGGCTGGACGCTGAAACGCTGGCGTCTTCCAACACCACCGCACGCCAATCCCCCGGCGGGCCCGCAGTCACCGCCCCAACCACCACAATTCCGCAGTCGTCCGACCCTTTGTGCCCGGTAACAGGCGGATCTACCGCCACCACGATGCGGTCAAATTCGGGCGCCTGCGTAATCCTGTCAGCCTCCAGCCCGGCCATGGCCCACAATGCACCCTCGGCATCCTCCAAAAGAACACCGTCCAGTTCCTGACGCCCCAACCGCGTGCCCGCGTACCGCATGCGCACTTCTTCCAGAAAGGATTGCGCCAGATAGGCGCGGTTTGCCTCGGTCGGTGCCTGGGTCGTCACCGTCGATGGGTTTGCAAGTATCGCTTTCAAGACCCCCACATTTCGCGGCGTCGTTGTCACAACCTGACGGGGCGTGTCACCAAGGCGAAGGCCAAACTGCAACATATCCCAAGCCTCCTGCCCCTTTTTCCACTTCGCCAGCTCATCCACCCAGGCCGCATCAAACTGTGGCCCCCGCAGGCTTTCAGGTTCATGCGCTGAAAACACCTGCGCCACTGCGCCATTGGGCCATAACAACCTCTTGCGCCCGGCTTGCCATTCCGGTCGCCTGTCAGGCGGTGAACAGGCCAGGATGCCGCTGTCGCCAAACACCATCACCTCGCGCACCTGTTCAACTGTTTCACCCACCAACGCCACCCGGCGCGACCGCCCTGCATCCAGCGGCAGCGCGCCTTCGACTTCACCGCGCACCCATTCCGCCCCGGCACGCGTTTTTCCCGCCCCGCGCCCGCCCATGATCACCCAGGTCCGCCAGTCCCCTTTGGGCGCCATCTGATGCGGCAAGGCCCAGAATTCGAAAAGATAAGGCAGCGCCATAAGCGCGCCATCGCTCAGTTCACTCAGAAACGTCTCGCGGGTCTTGTGCGGCGCGCAGGCAAGCCAGCCTGCGCCCGATTTCATCTCGGGCCCCGGTAAGGTCGAGCGCGAAGTCGTGAACGACACCGGATGCGGATTTATGGAGCTGCTCAATTTTTTTCCTTTCGTCAAATACGGTTTGCGTGGCCTTGCGCGCGTCCGCGATCGCCTTTGCAATCGAAGGCGCATCCACGTCTTCACGGGCGCGCAAATCCACCAGGATCTGCGCCAGTTCCTCTAATGTGCGTTTGAAATGCTCTTCTGCGATTTCCAGGTATTTTCCTGAATCCGCGTCCTGCCCAAATGGCGTGATCAATGTCAT